CGCGACTACTTCGCGGCGGCGGCGTTGCCTCAAGTCGATCAGAGAAGCCATGGAACTCCAGATGACATAGCACTGGAATGCTATCAACTAGCCGACGCAATGCTCAAAGCGAGGGAGGCGAAATGAGCAACCATCTTGGTGACGCCAACAAAATGGTCAGCGATACGCCGAGGACGGATGAGAATACGTTTCGGGCTTACACATCGCCGGACAATTCATCCAGGAGCTGTGTTTCTGCATCGTTCGCTCGCCAACTCGAACGCGAACTGAACGCAGCCAATGAGCGCATCAAGCGATTGATAGAAGCTGGAGACAGGATGGATTTGTACGCCGCCCCACATGATTCAGATAGATGGAACGAAGCCAAGGAGGCGTTGAAACCATGAAAATCAAAACCCTCGAACAACTCTACCAAGCCGCTCTGGGTAGGCGTTCTGTTACCTGCGGCATGATTCACCGCAAGCCGACACCTGCTGCTTGGGTGATTTGCTATCAAGGAAATTTGCTGCGTCAACTTTTCCGAACCGGCATCTACCTCTACAAGCCAGCCAATCGGAAACGCAAAGCCAAGGAGGACAAGCTGTGAACGAATACATGAATCCAATCAAATCAGTCAGCGCCAATTTCAACAACGAGCCATTGCTCACAATCCATTGCGATGGACGTGTGACGACAAGCGATAGGCTCAAGCCAGAAGAGACTGCCGCGCTTGTGCTGGATCAGATCAAGACCCAGTGGCTGAAGGATGCACAGGCCACGAAGATCCGCGAGCTACAAGACCGCATCAAGCGGCTGAAGGATGCACAGGCCACGAAGATCCGCGAGCTACAAGACCGCATCAAGCGGCTGGAGGAGGCGCTTGAGTGCATTAGAGAATACTGGAACCGCGACAACAACCAGCGAGCAATGGTAGAAGCTTGCTGGTACGCAATCGACAAATCGTCAGAAGCACTCGAAGCCAAGGAGGCCAAGCCGTGACCACCTTCCACGCATTCATTGCTGAGCGCGGTTATGCTGAGCCGTATGACGGATATCGAAGTCTGTTCGGATTCATTTGGTGGTTTTGGATTCCGAGACTTCACACACAACGCCCAGACGAGTGGAATCCACGGGTAATCAGAGTCATCTGGCTGTGCTTTGCCGCTGGAATTGAAGTCTGGGGCGAGGAGTCAAAATCCGTATGGCCCAATCAGCCAAAACCAGCAGCCAAGGAGGCCAAGCCATGAGCGAGAAACACACGATGCCGTCGCAAGTCTGCAAGCTGGAGCAAGAGGTGCAATTCATCTACCGCAGCAAGAAGGGATGCATCAAAGTGGCCAACCTGATGGAGGCCAAGGACTACGACAAAAACCCCGAATGGGAACACCTAGCAACGCTCGATGCGCACCGCTGGATTGAGTGCATGCTGAACAACACGCAGAAAGAGCGGAACAAACAGATCAAGGAGATCCTCAAATGATCACCAAACTCCACGAACTGCCAACGGACCACAAACTCCGCAACACCGCCATCAAGGACCTGGATGTCCGCATCATCTGCCGGCACACACGCTCCACCCGAGATCCTCGCACCTGGAAGATCAAGGACGATACCTTCAATCGCCTCTCCGAAACTTGGCAGACCAACTTCGACTTCGTAATCATGAACAAATGAAGCCAACACCACGCACCGACCAGTACGTCGATAAGTGGATCAAAGATCGAATCGCACTCTGGCCAGACTTCGCAAGACAACTCGAAACAGAACTCAATGAACTCAAAACAACGATGGGTTCGCATCAGCAACAAAACCAAGCAGGCCATCCTCAAGGCAAACCACTCCTACTCATGCACGGAACTCGCCAAGATCCACAACATCGCCCCATCCAGCGTCTGGAAGATCCGCAAGGGGAACTCAAACGCTGGAAAGACCTCGCCCACGCCCTCGCAGCCTGCCTCGGCTGCGGCTGCACCCAACAACTAGGCCTCTGCGTCCAATGCCACAACGCACAGAAACGCTACCGAGCCTGCCAAGTCCCACTCCAATGAGAACACCACTCACGGAATCCATCCCACTCGTCACCGACCTCCGAGCCAAGGGTTGGACCTACAAATCCATCTCCCTCAACCTCGGTATGTCACGCCAACGCGCTCATCAGATATTCCAGTTGGCCAAACAACGACAATACGCATCCACCCTGTGGACCCACGGACTCAGCGTCCGAAATATCACCATCCTCGGGAAACTAGGGATCACCAGTAAACAGGAAGCCAGAGAGGCAATCAAAAGCGGCAGGATCCGACCGCTCGCATTCAAGAACTACGGAGTCAAATCCTACTCCCAACTCGTCACCTGGCTCGATGAACAACAACCATGAGCCGACACACCTATCCACTCGTCGAATCCATCAAGGTCATCCCGCTCTCCGACGGACGCTCCATCCGCATCCGCAGGGATCGTACCAAGGAGAACCTCAAGACCAACTACGGCGACGGTGACATCCACCTCACCTGCGTCGCCCAAGCACATGACCCCATCGAGATGATCAAGACCTTGGCCCGCCTGGAAAACGTCCGCTCGGTCGAACTCCTCGACGCCAAAGGCAACGGCATCCAGATCCACAAGGAACACCCATGATCCAGTCCTCAACACATGACCTCGTCAACGCACTCAACATCCTCTCCGCAGAGATCCACTCGGCAGACGGTGCAGCCAATGCCGTATGCGCCGAGGCGGCCAATCGAATCCTGCAACTCATCGCGCTGACCAAGGAACTCAGCGACCACATCCTGGCCAGCCCCATCCATCACCCCAAATGCAACGCCAAGACCAAAGGATCCTACTGTAACTGCATCCTCTCTCGGATCACACCCAACCAATGAAAACCCCACGCCGCGAACAACCATGGTACGAGGCCCGCCTCGAAACCAACTCCAAACCCGGACCCATGTCCAACGCCGAACGATCCGCCTTCACGCTGGAAAACCGCCGCATCCTCGATGACGCTCCACGCCTCATCGCCTACGGAATATCCAAGGGATGGATCAGCTACCCAACCAAGAAAACCCACTTCCAATGGAAACCGATCGACAGTTCGTCAACATCCACAACCCTGCCGTGGTCGTCACAGTCCTCGGGCATGGACAGTATCGCTTAGGCGAGACCAGACGCTCCGTGACCATCTACGAACGCCGGGGCGCTCTCTACGTCCGCAATACCGAAGAGTTCAACCGCATCTTCAGGCCACTCAAGTAGTAGGCCAACCAGCAACGAATCAACGACATGACAACGCTCCAACGAGCGGCGCTTTGGCTCGCCAAGGTGCCGCCAGCCATCTCCGGATCCGGAGGACATTCACAGACCTACACCGCCGCCGTGGGCCTCGTCCACGGCTTCGGCCTTTCCACAACCGACGCCTTCACGCTCCTGTCGGACTGGAACCGATCCTGCCAGCCGCCATGGACCGACCGCGAGCTGCTCCACAAGATCCGCCAAGCCGACGAGAAACCCCACGACAAGCCACGCGGGCACCTCGCCAACACCTCGGACCATCGCCCCACCCAACCGCTCGACATCACCCGCGTGACCTTCAAGCGACCAGCTCCGGTGGCCCCGACCCCCGGCGCATCAGAGTTCCGGCGCTTCCTCGAAGCCTGCTTCGCCCAGGGCGAAACCGTCTGCATCTGCGACAACGTCTCCGAAGAGGACGGTAGGCCACTGTCCAGTGGCTCGTTCATCACCCGCGAGGAATGGCTCGCCCGCCACGACGAACCCGGCGCCGGGATCCTCGGACCCGAACGACGCGGCGTCTTCGTCCGCATCAACCCGTTCAAGCCCAACCTCTACAGCGGATCCGACAACGACGTGTCCGCCTACCGCCACGTCCTCGTCGAGATGGACGAACGCCCCAAGGCCGAACAGGAGAAGGCCCTCCGCGACACCGGCATGCCCATCTCCGCCCTCATCGACAGCGGCGGCAAGTCCATCCACGCATGGGTCCGCGTCGATGCACCAGACCGCAAGGAATGGGAGGCGCGCCGGGATCTCATCTACAACCTCATCCCCGGCATCGATCCCAAGAACAAGAACCCCGCACGGTTCTCCCGCCTCCCCGGCGCATTCCGCAACGGCTGCCCCCAACGCCTGATCGCCACCCAGATAGGTCCAGAGTCATGGGCCGATTGGCTCAGCGACCGCGAGACCGCCGACGACAAGGCCACCATCGTCACCGTCAAAGACCTGATCTGCTTCGATGAAGACAACGATCCGGACAACCTCATCGGCAAACGATGGCTCACCCGTGGCTCATCCATGATCATCTCCGGTGGCACCGGCATCGGGAAATCCTCACTGATGATGCAGATCGTCATCCGCTGGGCGCTCGGCAAGGACTTCTTCGGCATCGCCCCCGTCCGCCCGCTCCGCATCGGGATCGTCCAGGCCGAGAACGACAAGGGCGACCTCGCCGAAGCCTTCAAGGGCGTCATCAAAGGGCTCAAGATGGCCACCGATGACATCCGCATCCTCCAGGAGAACCTCCACTTCCGCACCGAATCCGTCCGTACCGGGGACGCATTCCTTGCCTACGCCACACGCTTCATCACCCGATCCAAGCTCGACCTCATCATCGGCGACCCGCTCTTCTCCTACTTCGGGGGCGACCTCAGCGACCAGGGCGAGGTCAGCACGTTCCTCCGCAACAAGCTCCAGCCCATCCTCCACCAGACCAAGGTCGCATGGATCTGGATGCACCACATCTCCAAGGCCCAACGCAAAGACGGCGAGCCACTCACCACCATGGAACTCGCACACGCTGGCTTCGGATCCTCTGAACTGGCCAACTGGGCGCGGGAGATCGCGGTGCTGGCAGAAGTAGGCCAGTCGAAGCCTCGACGCTTCCAACTGGCCTTCTGCAAGCGGGGATCGAGGCTCACGGCATCGGCACTAAACCTTCAGCACTCTCCCAACGGAATCGTGTGGGACCAGTGGAACCCGATGGTGATGACGGGGGCTCAACTGAAGGAGCCGAAGCCATTTCCTGCTCGTCGAGGGCCTCGCGCATAGCCTTGAACCAATCCTCCCCACTAGCCGCTTCCTCATTCTCGGGAGCGGCTTCTTGCTGCTGGGGCTCGGGCTCGGGCTGCAGCTCCACGGTCTCCCCCTCCTCCTCCTCCCTATCGCGTTTGCGCGACCGCTTCCGCTCCAGTTGGCCAAGCAACTTGCCCTGCTTGCGGACCTCAGACTTCAGCGCGAACAGCTCACGCTTCATCTCGTTGATGGCACGAGTCAGCAGCGCGACCTTGTCACCTTCCTCAGGCGGCACCCAGTCACACCCACGCCACTGCCGATGCACCATGTCATACACAAGGACCTGCGACTTCTTGTGCCTCATCGAATTGAACGCACGGATCGCCCGGCCAATATCACAACGGAGGTTGTCCTTTATGTGGGTGATAACCTCGGATCGAGTGGGGTCGATGTCGTGCCGAAGCGGAAGCATCAGCCGGAACATGCTGCGGAGGGTGGAACCATTCTCTAGATAACTCATGGGACAAACAACCTACATCGTCCCCGGAAAATCGTCAAGAGAACTCAAGTGAACAGTCTCACTCCACCCCAGAAAGTTAGCATAGATCCCCCTACCTCCCTAGAGGGAGTCTTGTCACTCCCTCTTCTAGGGAGTTAAAAACCGCAACGCCGAGACGCTGCGGGGGCGTTTCAAGACGCCCCGCGCTCGGCGGCGGTTTTTCAGGACCCTCCGGGTGGATGGGTGGAAGTGGGGGATCTGGAAGCGGGGTGTGGATGCCCCGTAATCGAGCGGGAAGGGGTCGCCGGTGCGTCGGAGGGGGCGGATGGACTCGACGGAGGGGGAGCGGGGTTCGCGGGGCTCTGGCGGGGGAGGAGATCGGGCTCGAAAGTCAGCACGTGGAAGTCGATCATGTGGCGGAGGTACGCTCCCCATGACCTGAACCCCAGTTCATTGGCCCGCT